TGCCTGCATCAAACTTTTGACCGCTTGCAAGGCTTGTCCAGTCCTTCATAAAATAGCTTAAAACTTCAGCATTTAGATAAAGAGCAGAGCCAACCATCGCATAGGTTAAAACTGGGCGAACTGATTTACGCATAGCAGAAACCATCACAAGCAGCCACGACCACCAGCCAGCCGCTTTAATGTCTTCAGCAGTCACTTGGTCTGATTGCTCAACCTGTGCAATAGCGCCAAACCTAGCTGCCTCAATCGCTGCATCGCCTTCAACGATGGCCACGTCTTTACGTGCTTGCGCTTCAGCATTTGCTAGGGCTATGTCTTTGTCTCGCAATGCTAATTCATGTGCTTGCTTTTTAACCTCAAAGTCATAATCTACCGCTTTGCCTTTAATGTCTTGATTACCCTTTAACCATGCAAATAGACCGCCTAGAGCAGAACCAAGAAGTGGTGATAGTAGAGCTGCTAACATTATTGAATCCTTAAAGTAAATGGCTTTGAATCAGCCCACAACATAAATTTCGATAGAGCAGGGCGGCTAATCAGTCCAGCTAATTGCATGACACCCTTAGAGTTTCTCATCAATCCTAGCTTCATATTAGGCGCGATACAGCCGTGTAATTGTGTATCATAGCCTAGTGTGGTGTCGCCAGCAACATTGGCAGAATGGATGAGAACATTACCGCGGTTAGGTACGTTTTTAACCTCGTACACCTTGCCAAACTTAGGAGAGTTGACAATAGCGCATGTGTATGTACCTTTTGGTATGCACGATAATTGAGGGCGATTATCTCGCCAAGGTAGCTCTAAACTGAATGTGTACTCACCGCCAAACGATAACACGCCGCAAGTGCCTTGGTCGGTACTTTCACGGCGGGTTAGTATGGCTTCATTCATGGAAGTGATTGTCCATTACGTTCTAGTATTTTTAATAGACGTTCATTGCCTAAATTTATAGCGCCAGTCTGATCTATCTTCTTTGGTAAATAATTAGCAGGTCTTCCTGCGCTTGCAGCAAATTCAGGCATAGCCTCGCCAGCCGCTAATAATCCTCTTGCAATCTGAGGTGCTTTAGCTGCAGCCGCAAAAGGTGCAACCATGCCAGCCATGTCGCCAACTAATCCTGCAAGTTTGTTTTGTGGCTCTCTAGTCAATCCTTTTTCAGCCATCCAATCGCTACCCATAACAGGGTTAGGAGGTACGTTTACGCCGCCTTTTCTCAGTAACCATGCTATTGCATCAACAGGCACAGCTACGTTACCAGCTACGCTATTACTAGCGCCCTGGGCAAAGTCACGGAGTAGGTTTGCTAGGTTATTAGGCTTGGTCTCGTCCATCGCGCAGCTTCCATGTTGTTGCTATTGCATATAGTGAAACAGAGATCACAAACATTTCAAAGTTTGTCGGAATGTTTCCTAAATACAATTGATGGAGAAATCCAGCACACGATAAAACCATACCGCTTAGGGCGATTCTTTGCAATAAATTATCCTGAAATCTGTCGCTAGTTATTCCAATAAGGCATAACACGACCAGGACAGCCGAGGCGATAGTGTAAAAGATACTCATACAAATACTTTTTTTATCCGAGACCAAAAATCGTTGCTTTGAATAAACTCCAAAAGTTTCTCAGCCACAGCAGCCGCAAGGAATCCAATTAAAAGCCCGCTAATCCCTTCAGGTAAGCCAAACCTTTCAGCAAGAGGCGCAGCGCCATGATAAGCAGCAAAAGTCGCAAAAACGACCATTGTGAGCCGTTCATGCCATGCCCCCTTAATATATCGAAGTGAGCATAATGCGCCTACAACGCCAGCCAGTTTAAATGCTACCATATCTATAAAGTTGGTTGGATCACTCATTTTTCTGCTATGGGTTGGGTTGTAACAATTCGGAGTAATGTAATTATAAGTGAAAGTGCTACACCAACAAGCATTTGTTCTTCGGGTTTAATGTGTAAAAGAAACACATATCCTTGTAGTACAGATAAGACAGCCAGAGCTAAGGCAAACTGAACTGTGCGAGATTTTAGAAGTTGAAAAATACTCATATTAAGTCCTTTTTGTAACACCTGTGTAGTAAGAAACTACGCCAGCGTTATTGTTCGTGATTGTGATTGTTGTCGCTACTCCAGTAGTTGAAACACTAATCGATGTTGCAGAAGTTGCACCAGTAGAAGATACCACTTGTGTACTCATAACGCATTGAGTTGAGTTTGTTGTAGTCAATCTAACTATGGCAACATAATCAATAGAAGTATTGCTTGATGTTCCTGTAATTGTTAACTCTACTAAGTCACCTTGAGTAATTGGAGATGTAAGAGTAAACGTAGCTGTTCCACCTGAGCCAGCAATTGCATTATTTTGTTTCTTTGTGAAGATGTTTTTAGTAACCCATCCAGCGGATGTGCCAGCAGTTATACATTGAAATTCAGATGCAAAACCTGGATTAAATGCAACCTCTAAAATATCCCCAACAAGCCATTGACCATTCCCAGGATATTGACTCGCTGAAATTCCATATTGGATGCCTGTGTTACGTCTAATGGTAATAACACCATTGTCAGATTTTGCATACCACAACTCACCAGTAGCAACAGGCAATAAGTATTCTCCAGAAGTTAATAACCTTGCATCGTTGTAAGATAAAAAATTGGTATTTTCGTAAGTTGATGTGTATAGGTTATAGACAAACTTTTGACGTGCGCTTGGTGATTCCGCATCAGCATGGAAAAATTGATTAACGTTATTGAATGACGGATTAATTACAGTAATAACGCCATCTTGACCAAGACCAGAGCCTCGCCCAATACCATCAAACCATGTAGTCAGAATTGATGGAGCGGAAGCTAAATAAGCATAATGACAACCAATCATTGTAATTTTTGCATATTGAGCAAAAATTGCTGAAGTTACAGAAGTGCTAATTGCAGGAGCATAAGAAATACCTAGAATATTTCGAGCTGTGATTCCAGTCGTTCTACTATTACCTGACGGGTCGTATCCAATATTTTCAAAGTAACAAGATGTAAATGTTGCATTTGTGCTAGTAATTGCAGCAGCGATAATGCTAGACTCAAAAATACAACTATCAAAATAAACATCGGTAACATTAGTCCCAACTTCTACATTTTGACGGGCATAGTGAAAATGACAATTTCTAAACCTATTAGTTGTAGCTAGATAACCTGCGCCACCTATTTTGACTTGAATATGAGCACCCCAGTAACCAAAAGTGCAATTTTCAAAATATCCTGTGACGTTTCTCGATAAGTCTAAACATGGTGTTGCACTATCTGAACCACCAACGGTAACATCTTCAAAATGCATAAACGCAGAATTACTGGCTACCAATGACGTAGTAACTAACCCTTTAAAAACTGTTGATTTTGTCGTTGTATTGTTTGCTCCGTCAATTGATAGACCTTGCAAATATAGCTCGTTATCAATCCCAGTATAAGAGAATAAGTAATCAGCTAAACCTCTAACAAAGAAGGTTGATGGCTGTGCTCTTGGGTCATTGATACCGTTACTCAAACCTCTGATTTTGAGAGTTTTAATTCCAGCGATATTTAATCGGCTAGTGATTACATAGTTCCCTTTTGGCACAAATACTTCACCTCCATTTGCTCCGAGAGATGTAATGGCGGCCTGAATTGCAGCAGTGTCATCTGTAACACCATCGCCCACAGCGCCAAAATCTTTAACGGAAACACTTTCACGCAGTTTAGACTGTACTGTTGTTGCTACCGCACCAGTTCCTGACTGCACAAAACCAACCAAAGATGATCCACTAGATGCAGCCAAAGCAGTTAAAACTGCTGCAGCATTACTAGAGTTAATACTATCTTGCGTCCATTGAACAACACCTGCCGCATTTTTAAGCACAAAACGATATGTGACAGCACTATCTAAAAATAAAATACACTCGCCGCGAGAATCAAGCGTAATTGGGTTAGTATTCGCCGTAGTTTGAGACAAGTCTTGCCATGTCGTTGATGGAGTGCTAGTACCAGAGATCGATGTGGTTAGAGTGCCACCAACTAAAGGAATACCATTTGACGAGAACTGGTATTTTGGAATTGTTGCAATTACGCCTGTCATAGTATTATCCTTATGAGTTACACAGAGTTTCTAATTTATAAACTTATCTTTTTAGCTATTTTAGCCTTTTGTTATAACTTTTGGCTATCGTTTACTGGGCGGCGATAGCGGGAGCTAATCGGTATGCAGCAGGTAGATACTTGTCTAAATTATTCATTTGAGGATTGTTGCTTAATAGCTTTCTAGCCATTGCAGGAGACCCTAGTAACTTGTTTAAACCCATTCCAGAAGGAATAACTGCCGCTGCCAATAACGGGTTAGCCATACCACCGTAAGCCAATCCAGCACCCAATGCTGAGTTTTGAATAGCTGCACGGGCACTACCGCCAGTTTGTGGGACTCTATCCATTACAAAATGTGAGCCGATTCGAGATAAATCGGCTAATGGTGATCCAGCAACCTTTGAATAGTTTTGTGCCACAGCGCTAGGTAAAAGACTTGCAGGAACATCACCAGCATTTCTACCAGCAACGCCAGCCTCACCTTTATTCAATAAAGGCTCAACAGTTTTAAAAGATTTGTATTTCCCCATGTTTGCCGCCAATGCAGCAGCGTCTTCTGGGGCTACGCTTCTATTGAAAGCGCCAATAATTGTTTGACGTAAATCGCTTAACTCACCCTTCATGCCAGAAGCACCTTCAGCTCTTTTGCGAAGATAGGATTGGAATTTATTAGCAGTTTCGCCATCAATGACAGCATTGCCAGCATCATCAAGTGATATTTTGCTTTTTAAATCTGCAATTTCAGATAATAGGCTTTGACCTTCATGTTTTGGCATTTTTGCAGCTTGCGCCTCAATTTCAGCAACTTTTTTAACCATTGCATCATCTACACGCAAAACATTACCACCCCATAATCTATCAAATTCTGCACCCATTGACTTTTTAGCAGCGTCTAATACTTCAGGGGTTAGTTTAGGAGATTCTGCGCCAAACGTCTTACCAACAGCTTGATTAAACCCTTGCTGTACAACTTCGCGCTGATTAGCGCCTATGCCACCAGTAAACGGAGCATCATTAAGTATTGAGCGTAATGCTTTAACTGTTGAGTTTTTGGAAATATCAGAAACACCTAAAGGAATTCCATATTCGCTTATAGCCTTTTTAGCCAATTCAACATTTTGAATAGTAGGCTTAAACATACTACCAACGGCACCGCCAGCAGCGCCTACACCTTTAAATACACCAGGCATAAGAGCACCTACACCGCCAGCAAATAAAGCCTCGTCAGGATTGATTGCAGCACCAGCACCAGCACCAACTAACCCACCAGCAGCAGTGCGTAGCGCCATATCTGCACCCTTAGCACCCAGCCATTTAGCGCTCTCAGGTAATACTGCGCCTGTACTCATACCACCAGATCGAAGCGCATTAACCACAGCAGGCGAAGCCTTTAGTCCTTCTGCAATCTTTCCAAACGCACCACCAACGGGTAAAGTAGAGACAACCTCACCACCAAACTTACCAACACTAGACAATGGCAAATTTCCGTAATTTTTCTCAAAATCTTTTTGCCCTTGCGCGTTCATTTGTTTTACTCGAGCAGCCTCATCTTTTCCACCAAGATTTGAAAGAAGCTCCGCACCAGTATCAATTACATTTTTAATGCCTCTAGCGCCGCCCATTGTTAATCCAGCTATATGATCTAAATAGCTTTCATATTGTTTTTTAGGTTGTTCTAATTGTGGTGCAGCCTTTGCCGCTTGTTCTAATTCATATCTACGGCGGAATTCAAACTCCTCTTGTTCATTCATTTTGCACCGCCTTGAGATTTAATCCATGCTTGATAACGAGCTTCTTTATCTGCATCAAAACTTAATGATGGATTAGCTTTTTCAGGCGAAACACTTCCAAGAGTAGGAGGTGCACGATAGCCTTGATCTTTACCGTAAAACTCACCCATAGCTTTTGATTCGTTATCAATCTCTAATTTTAGGCGTTCTAACTTCTTTTTGACGGTAGCAGCATCATCAGAAGCAGTAGGGATAAACGGCATTAGTCTAGGTGATTCGCTAGCAGTCACGGCCGCACCGCTTCGGTCATGCAATTTAAGAGAGCCAATATCTGCAATTTCAGCGCGTGTGGCTACACCACTAGGGTCAACTCGATTAAGGATAGCCTGCGGTAACATACCCTTCCAACCTGTTGCAGCCTTGTCACCTTGCATACCACCTTCGGCAGGGTTTCCAATGTTTTCACCACTCAAAAGTTTTAACGCACGATCAAGTTGATTTTTGGCTTGACTATTTGCAATAATCGCAGTGTTTACACTAGCTGGCACTTGCTTTAATGGCTTGCTTAATGGTTGACCATCTGTGCCCATAACAGGCACTCCAGTCGGAACTTGACCCGCACCTAGTTTTTTAGGCAATGCAACCAATCCAGAATCAGTTTCCATATATTGCGGTGTGTTTTGATTTTGTTGGAAATGCCTTTCAGCTTGTCCACGATTCTTTTCACCTTGCAATGCAGTAGCCATAATAGTCGCCGCATTATTTGGACTTTGTGTATTAGCTAATGATCCAAGAGATTTAACAATACCAGTGTAAGGGTTTACTCCTAATGTTTCAGTGGTTTGACCAGTATCTTTAGTTTCAATATGAAGTTTTTGATCTTTTGCGGGTACAGCGCTAAGGTGATGCAATCCAGCTAACTCCGCAATCTGCTCAGGTGTTTTTGCTTTAGAGTATTGATCCATAAATAGCTGCATCTCTTTTTCTGGCAGGATACCCTTGCTATTCAAATAGCTCAATCCTGATTGAACCATCTCAGGTGTCGGTTTTGCTTTAATAGCACCAAAGATAGAGCCAGCAATTTCATTAGATTTTTGTGCGGCGTTTAAATCATGCTCACGCTTTTTAGATGCGTTCATTGAAGCATCATTCATCTGTTTTAAATATTCGCCAGATTCTTTAATCATGCCGCCTCGCATGAGTTTTCCAGCCACAGATGTAGCATCTTCATTAGGCGACATACCTGACAAGATAGAGCGAAGATTGTTTTGTTGTTCTACGCCTCTTTGTGCCTCTTGCAGCTTAAGCGCGTTAAGTTGACCGCTTTGTTGTAAATCTTGCAACTTTAAAATATTAGCAAGGTTATTAGCCTGCGATTCGATTTGGAATGGCTTTACGCCTAGGGCAATAGATGAATCAATCATTACAGCCCCGCATCTTTATAAATTTGAAGTGTTCCAGCATCTAATCCACTTGTGCCAGAGTATTTTTGCGGAAACAATCTACTCATAAGTTGATTTTGGTTATAGCCATTGATAGCGTTGCTAATGCCGCCACTAATAGCGTTAGCGCCACCAACATATCCAGAAGCTCTTGCATTGCCTGCCCCCATGATGTTATTACCAGCTTGAGTACCAAAGTTTTGAGCAGCTTGATTAGCCTGAGAGGTTGCGCTTTGTCCTACACCTGCAAGGCTTTGCAAGGCATTTAACTTAGTCCCACGCTGGGCTTGAAAGCGATTAAAAGCATTACCATACTCTTGCGATGCTTGACCTTGGTTATAGTCCATTGCGTCTTTTAACGCGCCACCTGACAATAAATTTCCATGTGCGGATGCTTGTCGATCTAATGCCTGTTGACCTTGCTGCGTTCGCCATGCATATCCTGGATCAGCTTGGAAATCAGCAGTGCTAAAGTCCTTCATTAAAGAACCAGAACCTTCACCGTCCTTTGTACCCAATAGGGTAGAAAGACGGTTCATTCCCGCTAAACCTTGTTCATAGAAGGGCTGATTGTTCTTCTGCTGTTGCAGCCACATCTCACGCTGTAATTCTGTTGCTTTATCAGCTGATTGAGCTTGAGTATTAGCCGCATTGCTAGATGCGTCGGAACTCAGCAAGCCACCTAATAAAGAACCGCCAGCCATAATAGCGCCACTAATCCAAGGCATAATTTACTCCTTTAACGTGCTTATCACACTTTTCATTTCTTTTTTATCAATAGGCATAACGAGAACTTCGTCAACCATTGATTCGTCTTCGCAATCTGTCTTATGGATGCAGTACCATGCCACAGGTGTCAATGCTTTTATTCCGTGATGCTTTCCCGCCTCAATCTGCATACAGGCGGGTGCTTCGATAATCGTTTTCTCACCATCTACTACCAACTCTACCGTGCCAATGGCTAAGATAGATAAATGCGCGTGTTCATGCTTATGTTGTACAAGCATTTGACCCGCTTCTACAAACGTCTCTTTTGCGTATACGCCGTCACAAAAGTGATGCGAAATCATCATGGTGTTGTTTCGTATCCTGAAGCTACTACGGTGATAGATGTGCCAGCACTTGCCAAGGCTTGAATAAAAGCGCCGTTATACAAAGTTTGACCAATAGCAGAGGGGACGTTAAACGATTCACCAGCCGCGATTGTTTTGGCTGACAAGATTGTATTTGTAGCCCCTGCCGTGCCGCCACTAGGCACTAAGTAAACAGTTGCGGTAATAGCGCCAGCAGTTGTATTGGTCAACGTAAAGGCTGAAATAGTGCAAAATGTGTTTGCAGGTGACGTGTAATACGTTGCAGCACTTGTCGTAAGTTGCGCCCCGTCAATAATTCGTTTTGGAAGTCGTTGCATAATTACCTCGGAATAAATGTAATTGTAGGCGCTACGGTGTAGGTTACACGTATTATATCGCCTAATAGGATAGGAAGCATAGAATTTAGTAGTCCAACATCCGTAAATGTGCCAGTTCTACCATACTCTTGTTTTGTGACTGTACCGCCTTGGACGACTAAAAAGCCATCCCTATCGGCTGTATAACTAAAAGGCGACGCAGTAACCGTTACAGGAACGGGAGGCGCACCACTTTTATCAACTAAAGGTTGTTGTATATCGGGATAGATAAATTGATTAAACTCGCCTTGTCTAACTTCAAAATGAGAATCTTGCGTTATGGATGGCTGTTCTATATTTTGAAGCTGAACATCTTGTAGGTTTGTTTGATAGATTGTCTCTATATCACTTGGATTTGATACCGAAGATATACTAGATATATCACCAAACACATCTACACCGTTATCACCCAAAGAACCACCTACACGATTAAACAACACGTTTAATGCTCTATAAGCCTCGGTCGTGAGCGTTCCGTCATTGTTGACAAAAGCAACACGCGCAGGAAATAGATTAAGTACCGCCATTATTTAACACGGACGTTTGCGCCCATAACGACAAACTTGACAGGATCAGTCATACTTATTTCCCAAACACGATTACGACCCGTTCCAAGCCGTTTATAGCGACACCGCGCGGAGTATTGACCAATAGCACCAATCATCTCGGTTTTAATACTAGACCATGAATGCCCACCATCATTTGAATAACGCATCATCAATAATGGTGTAATGCCTTGTCCATTATTTAATCCTACGCCAGTTTCTAAGTCAATTTCTAGTAGTTCATAAAACACACGATCTTGCATGTTTTCATTGTCGATCGATGAACGAAGTCTATAAATATAGTCACCATCCTCGGTATAAGTATCCATGTCTAATTGATACATCTTACCGTTAGCATAATCAAAAACAACATTCATACCATTAAACATAACATGGCAATTTACACGCCAGCGCGATAGTACGCCAGTGTTTTGGTTCATGTATGCACGTTCATGCCATACACCAGTCGATATGTCATACACCCATGTCTTACTAGCCGTTGGAAAAGTTAAAACATAAAAAGAATGACCCTCTTGCTGATAAGTGAATCCCATTGCGTCACTGATTACAGAATAGCTTTGAATAGCAAACTCTAATGCATGTGTTGATATTCTTTGTGGAGTGTATCCATTAGCACGGTAAACAATACCATCGCCACGATCATCAGAACCAAGCCAAAAGACGCTATTATCTATTTTGGCTACACTAGCCCCAGACGCGCATCCTTGTTCAATAAATGCGTTTCCTGTGCGTTCAAATGGGAATGTGGCATTCCCAGTGTTAACCCAAATTTCCGTCGAGTTCTTACCAAATAACCACAATTCACGATGATCGGAAATTATCCCGATTGTGTTATCTGGCGAACCCTCAGCGCTAGCGTAATCTAAACCGTTCCATGATGAACCATCAGATAATTTTGATATATAAAACTTTTGCGTCCCATTTCCAGCTACTGCAAAATATCCATCTTGATAAGTCACGCGAGTTACACCGCTTGGAAATGATGCTGAGGTGATATTTGTCAAAGTGCCATATTTAACATCAATAATATAACCACCAACACCATCAACAATAATGATTTGATTCCCATTTGAAGCCAGACAAGCAGAAGAAGATGAGCTTATCTTTCCAATTGATACATAATTGTATGATGAATCAATCCTATAAACAGTTGACTCATAAATAGCCCAAATATATCCACCTTCAACCAAAGCAGCCAAACAACCAGATTTTGGTAATGTTTGCAGCTTCTTTAACCCTGCTGTACCATATAAAGCCATCGGCGCTCTAGGAGAGTTGTTGTCCATCTCAACAAAGCAATTGATAGCTCGTTGAGCGTCTACATTCTTAGAACGTGCCTCATAAGAAGCGCCTACAAATGGTACTTTTGTTTTCATAATCCAGCATTGAAACGAACTAGACCTGTTAACTCTACACCGCTATTCAGCATAGGAATTTGAGCATTTGTATTCTTGATTGCACGGCGAGCAGTCCACGCTTGCTTGACTAATGTCGGCGATGGCTCAGATATTCCAAGTGTTAGTTGTTCTGCCAATGTTAGGAATAAAGCATTAAAGTAACCCTGTGCTAATGGTACATCTGTATCTAAATCAGTAAACTGTGCAAACTGATTGTCATAGATAATATGCAGTTCCATTGATGTACTAGGCAATGGATAAAGGAAAATCCTACCAATCGGTTCACCACGGTCATAGTACCCATAAAACGAGATATTAGACGCCACTTGCTTAAACGGGATAGAGTTGTACTCTTGATTGCTAATCCAGTTTAAAGGATAGTCTACATTGTTTAGCCGTACAAATGAGCCAGCAAGCAAGTTAGTCGGACGCGCAATGTTTACGGTTTGACCAGTACCAACCGTTACGGGTGAAGCTGTCACAGTTGCGACTGCCTCATCGCTTGCCCAGATATACAGTTGCTGGGTGTTCCAGCTATCAATCATCGAATTGAGTACGCCTAAAGCGTAGTTGGTATCTTGACCATTCAAGGCTTCTGACGGGTCTTTATACCCGATAGCAATGTACGCTCTCTCGATGATTTGACGTGCTGTTGACATTATGTTGCCTTTGGTCTACCGCGTTTAGCGGGTTCTTTGACTTCTATTTCCGTTACCTCTATTGTAACGGGATTGAGCATACGCGCATGAATGTCGGCGTACATCTCATAACCTTGCGCCCGTTTCTCATCCTCGGCGTCTTTTGTTTTAACAATAACGTGATCTTCTACTGAACCACGATATAAACTTTTTGGATATTCAATCATAAGTAAAGGGGGCTAGTTTATTAGACCAGCCCCCGTTATTTTAGTTGCTCAAAATACGAGCAGCTAGTTCAGCACGGATTGTCTTATATCCGTACAAGATGTCAATACGGCATGGGATTGTGTCCGTATTGATAGCGTATTGACGTGCCACACGCATAGAGATGCCGTCATATACTTGACGTGAGCCCCATGCGCCATACTGGGAAACGTCTTCCAAGTCAGCAGTTGCAAACGTGAACGCGTTCTCGTGGAAAGCGAGCGAAGGACGATAGATAGCGGATGCGCCACCAACCTTCGTAACTGCACCGCCGTTGGTTGGCGAAGCAGACACGTTTTGCGTACCACCAGATACAACGATAGAAGGCGACACTGCCAATGTACCAGCACCGCCAGCGTATGCAGCAGTTACGACGAACTGTTGCAACACACCTGTGTCGGCTTTGGTTTCTGGATGTACACGGTTGCAACCTGCAAACGTGATAACGTCACCAACTGCAAATGTAGTCGCGCCAGTGGCAACGATAACACCAGAGCCAACTTGGCCTGCGCCGTTAACCGTGTAGGTTGTAGCGGATGCAGCAGTACCAGTTGCTTGCGAAGCTAGGAGAGTGTTCTCATAGATTTCACCGAAACCAGCAGTGCGTCCAACCATACCATCACGGTATTGCTTAGCAATCTCGTTACCGTCTTGGAACAGACCTTTCAAGCTATCCACCAAGTCCAAGTTGTCTTGAGTGTTCAAGATTAACTTACGCTTGTCAGATGGTGCGAGAGCATCAGTCAACGCCTTACGCGCTGTCAGCACTTTGTTCAAAGTGATAGCAGAGCCTACGTTGTTAACAGATTGGTACACGTCTTTGACCATGTTCAATGCATCAGCTTCGATGTTAGAAGCCAACACAGCCATTGCGGGCTCAAGAATACGGGCAGAGAAGTCGTCCAAGCTCAAAGTCAACTCAGCAGTCGTGAAAGTAGTATCAACACCTTTTTGTGTTGCTACGCTCAAGGTTGTGCTGTTTTCAGTTGTATCTTGAGTGCTGATAGCAGCGCCTGTACGAACTGTATACTGGTTAGGTAAGCGGATTTTCAGCTGTGAGCCGATTTTCGCGCCAGAGTCAGCAAAAGACGAGTCATATTGGCGATTGATGTTACCAATGAAATTCAGCTTTTGATGCAGGATTTGCAGTGCCTTGCGGGTAACTGCGGTAGGGGTTAGGATAGCATTTGCCATGATTAAAATTTCCTTTTAAGGTTTGTTAACGTGATCGCATCCTGTCTCTTTCCTTTCGCATCCAAGTTTCCATGTCGTCGTTGTCACTAGGTGACTTATGAGCAGTTCCACTATTCGATGTAATCGGAGAGATTGGCGGAGGCGCTTTACTTTGCTTTTGTGGTTTAGCAGCTAGCTCAGATTCGATCTTTACTAACTCCCTAACGGCTTTTGTGGGTGGTAAC